ACTGGAGATGATGATGGATCTTTTCCAATGACTCTTCCATTCAGTCTTCAGCTAGGAAATACTAACTACAATAAAATATATTACAGCACAAATGGTCTTATGTCATTTGGACAACCAGATGGTAATTATTGGAGTTATCCACAGACTCCATCTGTAACTCTTGCAGGTAGAGACTGGGTTTCATTTGGTCCAGGTGCTTATACTTCATATGGGTATAATCAGGACTCATTTTGTATTGAGTGGTCAGTTCGCCCATTCCCACAGTCATCTGGTGATTTAACACAGATTAGATTAGTTGTAAATGTATTTCCTAATGGTGGATGGCATGGTGAGATTACAACTCTTGGATGGATTCCCCCAGACATTAGGCGTGGAATTGTATGGGAACAAAATGGTACACCATTACCAATTGGAGCAGCATTTGATGTAAATGGTGGAGTTCCAATTGAAGTTGCACCTGCTCCAGCACCTACGAGCTTTACAGAGCCCCCTGCAATACCTACTCAATGTTGGGATGGAAGCACAATTTATGCTCCTGCTGTATGTCCAGTAGAACCAAGTCCTACGCCTACTCCTGAACCTAGTCCTACGCCCAGCCCTGAGCCACAGCCGTCAGAATTACCAACGCCAACAATAGAGCCGTCACCCCAGCCAATAGAGCCAAGCCCACTACCGTCAGAACCTGTTGTGCTGCCTTCAGAAACTTCTTCACCTATTCCAGTCCCTTCCTTTTCAAGTCCCTCAGAATATCCGTGGCAGCCTGAAGGACCTGTTGCAACTCCATCCCTAGATCCTGAGCCAGAGATTTCATATCCAGAACCATTAACTCCAGATCCAATTGAGAGTTCATTTCCTGATCCAGATCTTCCATCCATTGATCTTCCATCTAACAATGTTATCACAGAAATAACTGATGAAGAAATAAACACTTTTATTGAGGATTTTACTGAAAGCGGTGTTATCTCAGATATTGAGACAGAACAACTAATTAATACTTTCTTAGGAGATGGCTTTATATCTGAGGATGAAGTATCTGGACTTTCAGACTCTTTAAATGAAGATGGAGTTTTGACGGAAGATGAAAGAGAGTTACTTGTAGATGTTATCTTAGAACAAGCAGATGGTAATGCTATATCTACTGAGTTAATTAATGAGTTAGGTCTTGATTATGAAGACTTGCCAGATGATCAACCAGTTGCTTTAGAGAATGGAGTTATTCTTTTTGCAGAAGTAGCAGATGCTTTGGAAATATTTGAAAATCCATCAGAAATTTTAGGTGCAGTATTTACAGATCCTGGAAAGGCTCTTACTGCTGTAGCTAACATTGGTGCAGACATGACACCAGAAAAGCGTGAGGAATCACAAAGAGTAGTTGTTGCATCCGTTATTGGTGTACAAATAGTAGCAGCAACTAATTTAGCAACAGGGAGGATAAGATAAATGAAAGAGTGGATAAAAGATAAAATCCGTGAAATGTTAAACCAGACATTCACCCTTCTTGGTATGTTCATAGCTTGGGCAGTTCTTGAAGGTTCTGCAAAAACAGTGGTTGGATTTGCAATTTTATGGTCATTGATTGTGTGGTTATTTTCAATGAAATTCAGAGAAGAAAAGGAGGAAGAAGAAAATGACAAAAAATAAAGTAGACGTAACAGTAATTGATAAAGAGACTGGAGAAGAAGTAATTGGTTCCAAAGCAGTAACAAATGTATGGAATATATTCTTTAGAATTGTTGCAGTATTTGCAGCATCTGGTCTATCAATCATTGGTGCAGGTTCTCTAGTGGGAATTGACACCCTTACTGCCGTTATTATGGCAGGTACGCTTGGTGTTGCTACCGTTGTTGAAAAACTCGCAAGAGCATTCCTGGACGATGGCAAGTTAAGTGCTAGTGAAATTAACTCAGCATTTAGTTCAGTAGACAAAAAAGCAGAATAGTAAGTACGATATAATATAGTAGGGGAGTCCTCCAAAGGGCTCCCTTATTTTATATAAAAAGGAAATGATTTAAATGGGTTCACCAATTGTTGGAGGTAAGGTTACAACACCTTACAAGAAGCTTGGAAAAATGTGGTCAAAGGGTTATCATACAGGTGTAGACTATGCTTGCAAAGTAGGTACAGACATTGTTGCTGTTGCTGATGGCAAGATTGAAAATGCTACCTGGGGAGCCAGCTATGGCACACAGTTAGTCCAAAAAGTTGAAGGTGGCTGGGTAATCTATGCACACCTTTCAAAGGCTCTAGTTAAGGCTGGAGACAAAGTAACGAAGGGACAGCATATTGGAGAGTCTGGTAATACAGGTAACTCTTCAGGTCCTCATCTTCACTTTGAAATGAGAGATAATATTAGATGGAGTGCAGGTAAGGATATTGATCCTACTGCAATTCTTGCATCCTAATATATCAAATTAACAATTGCCCCTAGAAATAGGGGCTTTTGTATTTAATAAAACTATTTATCATTTTGTTATAATAAAAACTTGATTTTATCACTATTCCATGCTATTCTATAATAATGCGTATCAGAACCTTGGTTTTGATTGCCCTTGTTGCGGTTCTTGCAATTGCATCCCTACCAACAAGCCACAGTCAAACCAGTGCTAATGCACCGCAAAATGTAGCAAGTATACACAGTATCAATAGAAGTATTGAAATTGCTAAACTTGCAACATATGAAAAAGAAACAAAGAAAGATAAAACTAGAAGTAATGAAAAAGCTTCTAGATCCAAGAGGGCAAACTCTCTTGCTGCAAAAAGCAATCAAGCTTTTGCAAAGTCCTACATGGAGTCTGAGTACTCTTGGGGCGAAGACCAGCACTCCTGCCTAGTGAATCTATGGAATCGTGAGAGTGGTTGGAGGCATACTGCTGACAATCCAAACTCAAGTGCCTATGGTATTCCACAAGCACTGCCTGGAAGTAAAATGGCAAGTGCAGGGGCAGATTGGAGAACAAATCCAGAAACACAAATTAAATGGGGTCTGAAGTATATTGACAAACGATATAATACCCCCTGTGGAGCATGGAGTGCATTCAAGAAAAAGGGCTGGTATTAATTTACTAGTTTAATTAGATGTCCTGAGCAAAGACATTAAACTGCTCATTTAAACTTGACAATGTAAAGGATATAGTGTAAAATCTAGATATGGATAAATTAAAAGTTATTATTGAAGAACCAAGTGGATCAAGACGATCATTCTTTTATAGTGTAAAGAGTGAAGAAGAAGCAAGAGAAATTGCAGAAGGTATTGAAAAAGAGCTTAAGCCTAACTTTAGTATGGCATCTTGGAAATATACAAAGGATAAGAAGTGAAAACAGAAGTAATTGATTTCTGGGCTACATGGTGTGGTCCTTGCAAGTTAATGAATCCAATTCTTGACGAGGTAGAAAAAGAATATTCTGATCTAACCATTACAAGAATTGATATTGATTCTGATAAAGATATGGTTGAACAATACAATATTCAGTCAGTTCCTACTTATGTCATTCTAAAAGATGGAAAAGAAGTAGATAGAATTATTGGTGCAAAGCCTAAGTTTGCTTTCTTAAAGAGAGTATTCCCAGAAAATGGCTGAAATTATTTTATTAGCAATTTTTATCTTACATCTTGTTGCATACAATGATGTTAAGAATTATATAGAAAAGTTAGAAAGAAAAGAAAAAGAAAAAGAAACTATCCTTAGAAAGGGGTTAATGTAATGTCAAGCACACTAGAGATGGTAGTTCAAGAATTACAAAACCGTATTGGTCAAATTACAAGCCAGTATGAAACACAACTTGCAGTTTTAAAAGCACAGGTAAATGAATTGCTTCAACAAAAAGATGAAGAAATTGAACAACTTAAAAATGGAAAACTCCATGTTGAATCTATTAAAAAGGAAAAGTAGTGGGAAAACATCACGACAAAGTTGCAAAGGCTTTAGAGATTCGTATTAAGAATGTTCCTAACAAGGGTGGATATAACACTCCTGGGTCAATGAATAAGAAAAAAACTGGTTACGCAAAGAATCGTTAAAGTCTGGTAGAGTTGGGCAGGTGGTGAGCCCCTTTGACTGTAAATCAAACGCTTTAGCTGTGTAGGTTCGATTCCTATCTCTACCACGATATAACTAAATATCAATCCCCAATAGCTCAATCGGCAGAGCGGCAAACTGTTAATTTGCATGTTCCTAGTTCAAGTCTAGGTTGGGGAGCAAACCCTAATTAGCTCAGTGGATAGAGCAAACGGTTTCTACCCGTTAGGTCAGGAGTTCGAATCTCTTATTGGGGACGTGGAAACATTAAAAGAAAAAATGATTGCCTTAAGGAAACAAGGGAAAACATATAATGAAATCAAGAAAGAGCTTAATTGTTCCAAAGGAACTATCTCCTATCATCTTGGTAAAGGGCAAAAGGAAAAGGCAGCTGTTAGATCTGTGAATCAAAGAGAAAAAGCAATGCTTGCATTTCATGAATATAAAGAAGAAAAGGGATGCTTTGATTGTAAAGGAAAATTTCCACATTACATATTAGAGTTTGATCATAAGCCAGAGTTTGAAAAAATTGCTGCAGTCTACAATGTTATGAAAACATTAGGCATCCCCAAGGCTTGGGAAGAAGTTGCCAAGTGTGATGTAGTCTGTGCAAATTGTCATAAAGCTAGGACATATCAAAGAAAGCCATGGGGAAGAAAATTAGATATATAATAGAATTACTATGTATGAGTATCGAGTAAAGAAAGTTTTAAAGGTAGTTGATGGTGACACTATTGATGTTGATATTGATCTTGGCTTTAATGTTTCGTATACACAGAGGGTAAGGTTGGCTGGCATTGATACTCCAGAATCTAGAACAACTGATCTAAAAGAAAAGGCACTTGGCTTAGAAGTAAAAGAATATTTAAAACATCACCTAGATGGTGCTGAAGATATAGTAATTCAAACAGAAAAGCCAGATAGTTCTGAAAAATATGGTCGCATTTTAGGCTGGCTATTTATTAATGATGAGGATACTTCTCTTAATGAAAAGATGATAAATGAAGGCTATGCCTGGGAATATGATGGGGGGACAAAGAAGAAAGACTTTGACTCCCTACTTGCTAAAAGAGCCAAATCCTGATATAATATAAGTCGGAGGCAGACGCTCAACCCCTTACAGAAAGAGAAAGATGAAACTATATAGTAAACTAAACAATGCATACTACTATGGATTGTTCTATACATATAGACTAATATCTAAATTTAAGCATACCTGCTCGTTTAGAGTAGGGGACGGCATTGATGGAAAATGCAAATGTGGAATATCCTTTAGGGAATCAGTTTGAAATTCTCTCATTCAATAGCTGAAATGCTAATCCTATTATTTGTGGCATTAAATTGCTATGTAAATGTCCGTAGATATAATTGGGATAAAAAGAAAAGAAAAGCTTATATAGAATCTGTTGGTAGTGACTATGTTAAATAAAGAAATGTTATAATAGTTTTATGACTTTTAACAAAAAAATTGATAGACTAGAATCAGGTACTGCTACTCCAAAATCTCCAAATGATGAAGTAATTTGGGTAGATACTAATAATAATTCTATTAAAAGATATAATGAGACAAATGATTCTTGGGTATCTGTAGGTGGTGCAGGTGGTGCAGCAAATACTGGAGATATAACTTTTGATGGTATACAGATTATTGGTGATGGAACTATAGAATTAGTCCCAGATTCTTCCCTTAATTCAGATCAATATTTAATCATTGATCCAACCGCTCCAGACCATATTCATATTCGTGCTGGTGGTGCGATAGATGCTTCAACTGTAGATATTATAATTGGTGGAGAAAATACTAACCTTCTTGTTTCTGATTCTGGAGAGTATGTAGATATTAGAACGACTTTTGGCTCAGGCTCATCTTCATATACAAATCTATATCGTTTTGATTCAGCTGGATATCTTTCTGGACCTGCAATGGGTGGTCTATTTGTTTCAGGTCTTCTTAATGGTGAGGGAGATCTTTGGCTTGGATCATCAGATTATAATGTTATTCTTAACCCAGGACCTGAGAGTGCAGCATTTGTAGGAGATGCAAGTAGTGTAAATAATCAAATTGCAACACTTGGAGATATTTCAGGAGCTACAGGAACATTTGAAACTCCAGATAGTAAATTAGTTACAGTTACTAATGGAATTATTACAGCAATTGATCCATTAACATAATAAAAAAATCGCAAAAAAATCGGCGGAAATAGTATACATATGCTCAACATGAGCAACTATATTATATATAACAACATCCCCTAATATACATTAAATAGCATAAGCTATAACTTATGTAAAATTTCGGGGGATGAATAAATCTTCTCATTATTAACTATATAAACATAACTATATATATAACTATAAGAACATATTCATGATGCTTCGCATATGATCATATAAACCAGAAGAAAGTCTCTTAGGATGCCTTATAGAGCCTTTAAATAGCATAATATAACTTGTCTTGGCTATTCTATATGATATATATTGGATTAAAATGGATAGAAATGGAGTATAGTGGATGTATATGGGTGAGGGGGCATACCACATCTTAATCGTAATGTCAAATTTTCATATATGGTGTGTTTATATTCTGGCAAATTCTATATATATTTTAAAAGATAATCATATATTTTGGGCATTTTTTAAGCCCTTTCGTAATCTTTTTTAAAGATTCTTATATATAGTTATATAGGTAGGAAAGATGCCAGGAATATTTATACCCCGCAAAAAGTGGGGGCATATTTAGGGGGTTCGTAATCCTTTTTATGAATGTAAAATATCAATTGGATATATACATTGAGGAGAATTATTTATGGCAACTTCTAATGCCTTCGTAATCTTTTTATTTGGATCTTTCCAGGTATATGAAGTATCTAATGATCCTATTGCAAATTGACTACCAGATCCTATTGCTATATATTTATCATATTCATTTACTTGCCAGTCATTAGTAGATATTTGAAATAGTCTTCCATGAATTCCCACCAAAAAATCTGCAGCTGCCTTATCATCATCTGATATATCAATACCATATGGTTCTATAGCTTTCTTCAAAGTAAATATAAAATCTGTTCTCATATATTTGTCTACATCTTTTTTAACTACATTTGGAAAATCAATATAATGAGCTACTTGTCCTGATCCCCTGGAGGATGCATATCCAATTAAAAATTGTCCATTCTTTTTTATTTTCGGGGTAATAGGAGAAGATATAGAATATTCATCAGACATACCTCTATCTGATCCCATATAGACAATACCATTATCTATGAGTCCAATTACTATAGTCATAATACTATTATACTCTCTCTTCCTTGATTTTAAAAATATTGAAAAAATGGGGTTTTAAAAGGTCCTTCGTAATCCTTTATTAAAACTATTACTGGCTGCGCCCCCGTGGGGCAGGTCAGGCTCGAACTGACGACTACTGAATTATGAGTTCAGGGCTCTAACCAACTGAGCTACTGCCCCCACGAACTACTCGTCTTCTAAGTCTGCCACATCTTCAAAAGGAACAGACTTTTCAATTAGTTCATTAAGACTTTCATAGTCATACTCTATGTCAGCATCATTTAGATTTTCACAAAGACTTTCCCAAGTTTCATCAAGGACTTTAACTCCACCCTCATTAAGAATAACTAAATCATTTACAATCATTACTGCCATTGGTACGCCTAAATCATTATAGTTAAAAAAGTCTTGAAAACTTTCTTCATCACGATAGTCATTAATGAATTCAAAAATGATCTCTGCTTTTTCTCTTGTGTCTAACATTATTTTCCTAACTGTTCTCTGTCTAATCCAATTTCCCTATCAGCAATTTGTTCATTTATTCCGTCTGCCAGATTTTTAGCATTAGCAATAATTTGATAGTTTTGCTGTGTGATGTAAAATGGAATGTAGTGTTGCCAATCTACGATTCCGATTCTACTGTCTGAAAATAGGGCAATTAGTTTATCTGCTATTTTCTCGTTTGGTGTTTTTCCCATAGTCTTTCCATTCTACCATTGAGGTCTGACAAAAAGGGGCAAGGACCTTCCCTGCCCCCCTGCCAGCCTTAACGGGACTTAACTACCTTGTTGCGGCGTAGTGAGGTTAGGTTTGTGTTATGCACAAAATGTCCTAGACCGTCACGAATTACTACACGCTCTGTGTCGCCCCACTTTTCAAGTGAAGTGAAACGTTGCTTCTTTAGAGTACGCATTTGCTCTCTTGTCATTGTTCTCTCCTTAAGAGTTACCTTGTATTTATCTTACCATTTTTTGACGGGATTGTCAAATCTATTCTTCTAATAAGGCTATTACTGAATCATCAGGAACAAATAGATCTATCTGATCTTCCATTCTATCTAATACTTCTAGTATCCAGCCATCTTCTGATGGTTCTATTTCTAATACTCTAAAATCTTCCCCTGCAAAATTTATTAAATCTCCAGGCTCTATAAAGTTAATTAGAAGATAGTCTATTACTTCATACTCGCTCAAGTTCAATCGCCTCCACATAGGAGTCTATCACACTTGATAGATTTTTGAGAACAGCCCACGTTAGTTGCGGTTCATCTTTTTCCAAAGCCCCCTCAAGGTTGGCTATGGTATGTTTAATAAATCTATTAATTGCTGTATCCATTAGTCCCAACCTTTGTCGTCTAGAATGTAATCAATACCTGCATCTACGGCTTCATAGAATGTGTCATAGACTTCTCCCATGTCATCGTTGTG